TCGGTTCTTCCGCCCGTGGGCAGCGAAGATCGCGTGAACCTCGGCGTATGGCGCGCCGCTGACATTGGTGAGTGCTCGCACCGTGCAGTCGCGGCGCTCGCTGAATCCTTCCGCTGGGTTGCTGATGATTTTCATTTTGTTGTGTTGCGCGCCTCGGAGTAGGATGAGGGTTTTCATTTCATAGCTCAACGATTTGGTAGCCGTTGCCTTCGCCGTAGCAGTGAGCAGGGATCGCGATGAGTCGCACGCCGTCTTCGCGAGTCAGAGTCCATGTCGAGCGGCAGTCGCTCGGGCGCGATTGGCGGATGTGTTTGGCGATCGTAGAGTAAGCCGGAACGTCGCCGGAATGGCGGATCGTTTTTTCGTATCGGTGGAACTCGTTGCGGAACGTGGAGATCATTTTGTTGTGTTGCGAGCCTCGGGGTTATTTCCCTCTGGTCTGGCACCGGAAAACCCCGCGCCTCCGAAGAGGTAGCGGGGTGGTTTGCGGGTGGAGCTTTTTTAGCTCGTGAGCGCCTTGGCTTGATCTTCGTTGAGCCATTCAAAATTGATTCCGGCCGCGACTAGCTTGGCTTCGATCTTGCGGCTTTTCTCGTACATGAAGATTGGAGCGGAAGGCTGGTCGATTGCCACGCTTTCGAGGCGCTTGTGGTTATCGTTCCAACGCGCGGGGATGATCGTTCCGCCCTTGGTCAGAATCCGCAGCGTCTTGTTGAAGGTCAGGCCGGTGGCGGATTTGACGGCGATGTAGCGGTCAGAGGTGAGGATCGAAGCGTTCATTTTTGTTTTTTGTGTTTTTGGTCTCGGGGTTGATTCCCTTCGACATGCACACTCAATCCGAACACCCCGCCTGCGTAAAGCTCAAATGCGTATTTTGTCCTGCTGCTTCCCTAAGTCGTTGCAGTTACGCTACTTAAAACAGATCAAATGTTCGGCTAAGAGCGCAAGATTCGCGTGTCGTCGCGTTCTCAAAGGTTTTGCAACGCTCAGCCAGAGCGTATCAACTTTGTGAATACATCGCGTCGTCTGCGTGTATTACTTTTTCGGATACATCACGCACCGAAGCACAAATAAGTCACGCTGTTGTAGACAATCTGCCTCAGATAATCACCGTCCGTTCCGCCGTAAACCGAGCACATCGGATATCCGAGAATGACCGTGGTCACGACGGGCACGACCGGAGCCGCGGTGATGCTGATCGTCACGCTGCCGTTGTTGAAAAGCAGATCAGTCCCGCTGGTGTAAATCGACCGATCTTCCGCGAGATAAATGCGTCCCGCGGTCATCGCGACGTTCTGGTCGAAGCTTCCCATTGCAAGCGCCGCACCGACTACGCGCACCGGATGCACTGCGTCACCATTAAGCGTGATGCCCCACGCCTCGTCGATGTTCGTGACCGGATCACCTCCGGCGAAGTTCACGCGATCCACCGTCACGACTCCGAGATTTGCCGCTGGTGAATAAATGCGCGTTGCGGCTGTGACCACATCGAGAGAAGCGGCTGGCGAGTAAATGCGAGTCGTTGCGGTTACGACATCGAGAGCGGCCGCTGGTGAGTAAATGCGCGTCGTCGCGGTTACGACCGTTGTCGTGATGCCGTTGTCAACCGAGAGTCCGCCCGATGATATCTGGCCGCTGCCGACGCTGAAAAAGCCTGAGCCCATCGACATCGAGCCGACTGCCGTGACGTTGCCCGTCACCGATACGTTGCCAGTCGCGGTGATGTTTCCCGTGACTGATACGTTACCGCCTAATTTGCTCAGTCCTCCTGTATTGATATTTCCAAAAAGAACCGAAGCACTTGTGCCGAGTCCAAGATTTTCACGCGCACCGCTCCCATCAGTCGATCCCGTCCCTCCTCTGGCCACGCCCAGCGTTCCGGTAACGCTCTCGTTTAAATTTACATCCGTAATTGCGCCGCTAAGCGTGAGAAACCCCGCCGTCGTGACCGTGCCCGTAAGCGTAATGCCGTTAACCGTACCCGTGGTAGATACCGACGTGACCGTTCCGCTGCCTATGCCTGCCGGTATGCTAACAGTCCCAGATCCGTAGTCGTAAACTAGGTCAGTACCAAGTGCGTAAATCGACCGATCTTCGGCGAGATAAATGCGGCCCGCTGTTAGCGCGTTGCCCAAATCGAAGTCGCCCATCGCAAGCGCAGCTCCGACGACTCGCACCGGATGCGTTGCGTCACCATTTAGCGTAATGCCATAGTTCTCGTCTATGTTTGTCGCCGGATCGCCGCCGGTAAAATTCATCTTGTCCACCGTGATTACGCCCAGCGCGTTTAGATTTGCCGTGGCCGCCGTGCCAAGACCGAGCGCCGTGCGCGCGCCTGCTGTTGTGCTCGCCCCCGTTCCGCCGTTCGCGATTGGCAAGGTTCCCGTGACGCTTGCCGTCAGGCTCACATTCGTCAGCGTGCCGCCCAGCGTAAGCGTTCCCGCCGTCGTCACCGTGCCTGTGAGCGTAATGCCGTTAACCGTACCCGTGCCCGCCACCGAGATAACAGTACCGCTGCCGCCGCCGCCCGCGGTCCACTCGACATCGGTTGCGCCGATATTTAGCGCCAAGAATTTCGTGCCATTTGTGGTGTAGGACGGCAGCAGGTTCTCGAGCGCGACGGCAGTCGTCGAGGCTCCGGTGCCGCCGTCGGCGATTGCAATGTCGGTTATGCCGCTGATTGATCCGCCGACAATTGCGACCGCGTTTGCGCTCTGGTTCATCATCGTCCCAGCCGGTTTTCCCCAATAATTATTGAGGTTAGTTCCTCCACCGGCCCACGCGCTTTTTTGGCCTGTCCGATCGACCGATCGCACGCGCACGAAAAGAGTAAAAATTCCTAAACTCGAAAAAATTGATTCAGGTGTAGACTCACGGAAAAAACCACCAGCAGCGTATTCAGAATTGGCTGCTGCATCTGTGTCCGTATTTGTTCCGACGGCCTCGTAACTAAGCACGCTTTTGTCCGACGGAGGAGTCCAGTTCACTCGAACAGAGTAAGCGAGCTCCGCGCTAATTGTTTCTGGCGATCGCTTAAACTCTGCATCGCTTCCCGAAATATACGTCAACGCCGTTGGCGCGCTCGGCAACGTCGTGTTGCTCGGTGCGCTCTGGCTCAACACACTTGAGACTGCCGAGATCGCACCCGAGAACGAAATGCCGCGAGCCGCAAACTCGTAGGCCACGCCCACCGAAAGATCGTCGATGGAAACCGCGTAAGAAACCGCCGACGCAATCTGATTGCCGATGATGTAGTCGCTCGCGCCCGTGCGCCGGTAGAGCACATCGAGAGCAACCGCACCAGCAGGCAGCGGAGGAGCGGTAAGCGACACGCGCGCAAACGATCCGCCGTCAGTCGAGAGATAAACCGTCGTGCTGATGAGGGTTGGCGCCGCGGGCGTGCTCGGTGCTGTCGGGTCAATCGGCCCAGCGGTGATGACGGACGGCGTGGCTTGAACGTAGTTGGTAAAGCCCGACACGTTCTCCACGTTGTCGTAAGCGTTAACCCAATAAAAATACGTCGTGCCGATGGTCACCTCGGTGTCCACAAATCGCGACGCGCGGACCTCGGCAATTTTGTATGTGTTCGCGGTTGCTGGCGTGACCGCCGCGGTGTTTCGATAAATGCCATACTCTGAAAAGTCCGTCTCCGTGTTGTCGTTCCAGTCAAGTGAAACGGCGCGGCCCGTGCCGACGCTTGCGGTGAGGCCGGTTGGCGTTACGGGAGCGGTCGTATCTTTGGCCGGCGTGATCGAGGCCACCGCCGTGTAGGTCGATGACGTGTTGAAGAAGCTCTGCGCGTAGAGCCGCACGTTGTAGCTCGTGCCGATGCGCACGTCGCTCGAAATGTAATCTAGCGTCTGGTCGCCGTCCACCGTTGACCACGTCAGATACGTCGTTGCCGCGCCCTCCTTGTACTCGATCACGGTCTTCCCGCCGCTCTGCACGAACTGATCGTTCGGCGCGCTCCACGCGACTTTAATTCGCGGCATCACCGATCCGTCGGCTTGAATAAATTGCGTCGTGCCGTCTGCGGTGAGCGTGAGATTGCTTGGCGCGGTGATTGAAAACGGCGATGGCAGCGTCGTGTTTGGCGCGTCCTCGACTGCGATCTCGTCCGTGACAGTCCACGAGTAAACCGATGACGCGGTCTCGCGTAGTTGCATTTCAATTACGGGCGTCGGCGGCGTGCCCTGATTCGCTAGCGACCATGCAATGACCTCGAAGACTTTGCTCGACCAGCCCAGATTTGCGTTGGTGATCGAGACCGTATCGCCCGCGCGCAACTGCATTGCGGTGAGGTTCCATCGCGCCGTAAAAATGATTTCCTCGCGCGCTTGCCGCAAGTTGATGACCGCGATGCGCTGCGCTGCGCTGCTGCTGGTCGTGAACGGAAGCACCACGTCGCGCCAATGGTAAATGCCATCGTCCGCGCTCAAGTAGGTCGCGCTTGTGATCTGCGGGAAGTCCGCCGCCGACCATTGATTGTCAGCGGAAACATAAGTTCCCTTGACCGCGTTGACTCGGTCACGCGCGCTCGTGCGAGTCGAGACAGTGAAGCCACCAGCCATCTGCGACTCGTCGAGCGTGACCGTCGGCGAGCGATACGCTGCCGCATAGACCACGACTTGCCCGCCGCTGTAAGCGATCGTCCCTCCCATTGAGGAAAGGATTTGCCCGATGATCGAGTCGGGCGTCGAGGACGTGACTGCCTGCCCGTTACACTCGTAGCGGTTTTCGTAAGCCACCGGAGAGACCGGCTTGACCTGCACTTGCTCTACGCAGACAGCCGCAGCCGCGATCACCGAATCGTCGTCAATCTCGCTCGCGTCCATGCCCATCCCGAGATCCGCGTCTGTGAGGTAGTCACGCAAGCAGAGCGCGGGGTTTGCGCTGTAAGCCGTAGTCTCCGAATCAGGATCGTAAACTTTCTTGCCCTTGACGACGCACGAAATGTTCGGGATGCCGCCGACGAAGATTTCGTTTGAGAACGTGAGCTTGCAATAAATGTAGGCGATGCCCCGCAGCCGATGGTTGGAGTCCCAGTCCACCGGAAAATCGGTTTGCAGCGTGGTGTCCACCGTCTGCGTCGTCGTCCCGAGATGCTTGTGAATCAGCGATCCGGTATAGCTTCCCGCCGCTGCGTATTTGCCCGTGGCGAAACCGTCTCCGCTTCCGCTTAAAACGAGATCTTCATTGAAATACACGTCGCCGATTTCCTGCACTTCGTGGCCGGCCAGAGCGACCACGATGTGAAGGTACTCGTTTTTCGTTCCGCTTGTCGCGAGGAAGACGACGGTGCCAGACACCTTCGCTTGCCCGTAGATTATTTGCCGCGCCGAGACCGCATTGCGCGTCATAATTCCGCGGTTACTCATGTCGCCCATCGACGGCATCTTTGGCGCGAGGAGCTTCGAGACGGCCATCGACGCTCCGATGATTGTCCCGTAGGCGACCGTGTACGCTATCGCTGTTGCTACCGTCGCGCTAATTCCCGCGGGACCGGCAAGAGCTGATACCGCTTGAATCAGAAATAAAACAAATGCCTCAAACATTAGCGTTCGTCGTTTAAAGTGTTATCCGTGCCGCTCCCATTGCCGCCCTTAAAAGCCGTCGCGTTAGCGTTGCCCCAGTAAATCACCTTGTCCTGCAAACCAGCGACGTACTCGAGCCCTGTATCCGCTGAGTACCTACGCACTTGCTCCTCGTGCGTGTAACGGCTTTCGCGTGTGCGCTGAAAATCGACGAGCTTGCTTTCGACCGAGATCCCGATTGATGCCGATTTCCCGTCGTTGGAAATAACCATCGTGTCCATCCGTCCGCTAAAGATCGTGATCGAGTCGATGACTGCGCCGGTGTCCGCGTTCAGCGTGCCGAATCGCACCGCGGCAGTTCGGCCTTGGTACGGCTCGGTCAGCGCCGCCGCCACGAGATCATTCGTCACTCCGGTCAGGTCGATTGTTAGCCCGCGCGCCGACAGGTCTTCCGTCTCCTCGATGGTCGAGATCGAAGAGAACGCACCGAGTCCGGCGTAAGTTGCGCTGTTGATTGTTATCGTGCCGTAGCCCGTCCAGTAGCGCACCGTTCCGGCATCGAAGTCGAGCGATGTGGCGAGAAACGGATTGAGCTGCGCCGCCGTCGTCGAGGCGAGGAGAGGAGCGGGAATCGTGCGGCTCATGTGTTAATCGCCTCGAAGATTGAGAAGTTGACCCCGTACTTTTTCGCCGTGTCGATTGACCAGTCGCAGGAAGTGTTTGCCAGCCGGAAGACGCCCACGGCGTTGCTGTAAACGATCGTTGTGTTGTCGGGGTAGTTGGTGCGCAGGAGCGGAAAGATTTCGTATGACAGCGCCGTTGACTCGGTGCCGTTAACCTTCGTGATTTTGTGCAGCTTTGAGCTGCTGGTTGTCCCGAGCTGTATGTAATCGCCTACGGCCCACGAGCCGACGCCGGTGTCCACTGTGAGCGTCGTCGTGTTCGCAACGTGCGCCCCGTTTAGCTGCGGGCTTCCGGTCATCGTGCCGCGCTGCGTCCCGTTCGCGTAGTCGCGGAAATAAAACGTGCCACGCGCGGCCATGATAAGAAAGCCGATGAGTTCCTCGGCGTCGGCGCGGTTCATCGGCGGGCACTCAACGTCACCGCTAAGCATCGTGCCGGTCCAGTTGTAACTCTGGCTCGAAAAGGTGAACGGCGAGATGTTGCGGGCGACCGCGCTGATGGCCGATAAACGCAAGGAAGCGATGCGAATCGCAGCGGGAGGAGTGAGAGGATAGGAGATTGCCATAAGCGTCTAAAATCTCACGCAAACGCAGTCCGGTACGCGCCGCCGCGGCGAACCATATCGGGAATCTCGGCCTTCAGCCGTTTGCGCTCCGACTCGAGGATCGGGACCAGCTCGGCGCGACTGACGCCGGCCGCGATGTTGTAGGTTACGTTGACGCTGGATCCGCTTGCTCCGCCGCTGCTCCTTGCGCCGTTCGGAACGATACTGCCTGACGAGCTGGGAACGAATAGCTCTGGGCCTTTTTCTCCGACCATGTAGGGCCTTCCTGCGCCGACAGGCCCACCCTCGGCCATAAATGGGATTGATTTTGCCGGACCAATTTCAAGCGAGGCAAACGGGTTTCCGATTAACACCGACGACAAGCCTTTTGCGAGTCGCTTCGTGACGGTTTCGAAGAAGACAAGTTGCACGATTTGCGCCATCATCTGCTTCAGAATGTCGATGAACTTTCCGCCCTCAAGGATTGCGGTCTGGAAGCTGTTGGCGACAACGCTTCCGATTTCCTTTTCCAGCGCAAAGCGATTTTGAAGGAGCGGAATCAGTTCTCTGTCGATGCGGTTTCTTTCTGCACGAAACATATTTTCATCCGACAAACCTTGATCGGTTCCGTCCTGCGAATTTTTGATTTCTCTCGTGATGTCGAGACGTGCCGAGAGCAAGTCGTTCAATACTTTCGACTCGTCGCGCTCGAGACCGACAGCTGAATTGAGCTGCACCCTTAAATCCTTCTGGTCTTGGATTAAGTCGCGCTGGTCTTCCTGCATTTTGTTTCTCGCCGAAGACAACTGCCCTTCGAGCTTGAGCGTTTCAAGTTCGGCTTGTTTGGTTTTTAAAATGTCCGTCTCCTCCGCGCTTAATGATTTCACCAGCTCGAGCTGGTTCCTGATTGCGGCGACTTTCATTCCCTCATTGCCAAACAATAGACTGTTTTCAACTTTCTGTTTCCTTATTTCGTCAGTGATTTTTTCGAGCGGTTCCTTCAGCCGTTCTACTCGAATTGCAAAAGCCTTTGCGGCTAAATCTCCACTCGTAAACGCACCAGCCAAATTTGCCGCCCCAAGTGCCGTAGTCCGTTGCAGCTTCATTACCGCATCATCTGCAAAGCCCGTCGCGATCGTGAGTTTGTCGAGGTCTTCCGATGTAAGCCCGAGCTTCTTTGCGTTCTTCTCCGCGTCCTCAAGAAATGCGTCGAGTCGCTTAATCCCGCCGATGGCTGCGCTCATTCCGAAGAACGTCGCGAATCCAGTGCCGATTATTTTTGCGGTATTCTGCAGTTTAGTTAGCGAGTTCTGCACCGCCGCAAACGCCGCCTTCGTCGCATCGACCGCCCGTAGTGTGAATGTTGCTTCAGCCATGGTGCTTCAGTTTCCGGTTTTGATGTTCGATGTAAACGAGCCAGCCGTTAAGTTCCTGCGCGGGCATCGCAAGAATTTCGTGCGCGCATTTGTGAAGCCTGTCAGCGAGGGCGTAAACGGTGAGGAAGTCGGCAGCTTCCCCGCCGTGAATTAGTTTTTTAGATCGTCAACCCTCGGCGCCCCGTCGGCCAGAATTGCGTTGGCGACGCGGCCCACGACGTTGCTGTCAGCCTTGTTCAACAGCGTAACCTTGTTTTCGATCGTGAACAGCTTTGCGCCGTGTTCGTCCGTCGCCTTCATTATGAGGATGTCCACGAGCAGCTCCATGTCGTTCTCTTTGCTGCGACGATAAAGCCGGTTCTTCTCGCCCAGAGTCACCGGCGACGAGTAAATCACGAGTTTCCACTCTGGCACGTCGATTTTGCGAGTGCCGAGTGACGCGAAGTGTTCCCTAACCAAGTCGATTGCTTCCATGTGTTGTGTGTGTTTGCGCTGACTTTACGCGGCTGTCAGCGTGCTCAGAGCGCCGTTACCCTCAAAGGCAATTGAGCCTTCCACGATGCCGTCAAATGCGGCGCTGACGTCGAACTTCGTCACAATGGCCGCGCCGGAATAGTATCGGTCGCCGGTGTCCGCGCCCTCTGGGTAAAGGTTGAGCGTCACCGAGCTTCCGATGGTGATCAGAAGTTGGCCGGCGTCATTCTCGTCCCAATAGAGATCGCCCGAGACGCTGAAGGTTTTCATCGTCGCGAGTCGCGTGCGGTAGGTGTCGCCAATGACGGAATCCTCGACCGTATCGGACGAGTGGCTGAGAGCGTAGTTCCGCAGCTCGCCGATGGTGGTGGCTGAGATTTTGAAAATGCCTTCGCGGCCGAGATGGTTTGCCATTTTAGTCTGTGGTTAAATAAATACAGTTGAAAGTGTGGCGAGCCGTGCCCCAGCGGCGCTCTTCGTCTGGCTCGATCACATAATCGACGGACGTCAAATGCAGATCGCGACATTGCCCACCGAGCGTCACGTCGGCGAGGATCGCGGCCTCAACTGATGCCGAGCCTGTGTCAAAAAGGTCGTCGATCAAATACGTCCCGCTCTCGGTGGTGAAGTAATCGACCACAAGCTGAAGCTGCCGGTATTGCGTCCGGTTGCTGGGCCCGAGCGTGCGCACCTCGATCTGCTCGCTGACCGCATAGACGGCGGCGGCGGGAAACGAGATGCTCGCGATCGTATTGTTTCGCCCGCGGAGGATGTTCGCGGTCGGCACGACGAGCGCGCCGGTGAGAGCGTTGGCGGTGGCGGTGCGAATGTTGGTGCGTGTGCTCATGCGGCTGCTGTTTTGATTGGCATTGCTCCGCCGACTCGGGTGAAGCCGAGATTGATGGCGCGGTTTGCGAGTACGGCGGCGACTTTCTTTGCGGTCGTTCGGACGCGTGAATTGATGGCCGCGTCAATCATGCGCTGGTAATTTGGGATCTTCACGTTGTGCGCCGTTGCCTTGATGAACGGCTGCGGCCCGAAACTCGATTGCACCGAGCCAAAGCGGATGTTTCCGCCCGCCTGCGCCTTGAGCTTGTCGCTGAATTTCTTATAGCGCGCGCCGGTTACTTTTGCCGACGAGTTCCATCCGCTGACGGTCCAGCCAACTCGGTCCTCCATCATTGCTCTGACTCGACGGAAGTCGGAACCAAACGCGAGAACTCGCGGCTTGCCCTTTATCCTGCGCCACGGCGTCTGCTGCTCCTTCTTGTATTTCCGAATCGCGTCCTCGTTTTCGAGTAACGGCCTGCCGTAATAATGCGTCAGATTCGGATTGCGGAAAAGCGCGCGCAGCTTCTCAACGTCGCGATTGCGGACGTATCGCGCCATCGACTTGTAGAATCCGCCCTTCGTTGCCTTAGCCTCAAGGTCTTGAAAAACTAACGGTTCCGCGAGCCTGCTGAAATCCGCGCGCACCGCGTTTGCGCCCTGCTGCTTGCTCTTCGGCGGCGTGAATTTCACGATCGTCTGGATCGCGTATTTCGCTTCTTCTTTAATGACCAGACCAAGGTCGACTTTTGCCGCGTTAGCGAGACGCGCGAGCTGATACTCCAACCGCGAGAAACTGGTTTCGATGTCGATCATATCGACTTGCAAACCTCGATTTCGCAGCCCGCGCCCTCTGCGTCCAAGGTCACCCGCTCGATGAAATAAGTGATGCTCGCGCGAGAAAGAGTCTGCGTGACCTGCGGCGTGGCGCTGACGCTCGACGTAAGCAGAAAGATCGTAAACTTGCTGTCGGTTCGGCGCTGGTCCTCAAACTCCGAGAACGCATCCCGCGAGGATGACCATACGCCGGTGATGCTTGCACCTTGATACGTGAACGAGACGCCCGCCTGCTCGAGAATCGCCGAGAAGTCGGAGTTGATCTGGGTCGAGTCGAAGTCGCGAACTGCTGCCATACTTATGCGCGAGATGTAAAATAAAACCGCGCGTGCAGCTCAGGACGGTTAGCGAGGAGCCACGGCTCGGCGTCCTGATAGCATTGCTGGGCATTCTCGCCACACGTTTGGCTTCCGACGTGGTGCACATAGGCCCGCGAGATAAAGTGCCGCCGTTTCATGTCCGCGCATTGCACGTCGTCTGAAAACCAATTGATCGGCGGGAAGTCCACCCAAGCATTTCGATGAACCCACGCGCAAATCGGCGCGATGACCGGCGTTTCCACGATGTGCCTTTCCGACTGATAGCGGAGAAAGTCGATCTTGCCGCGCCCGCTGCGCACGTTCTGCTCGCCGCGTGCGTAGTCCGAGCGCGTTGCGACGTAGCCGAGATCGGGAACGACCTTGCGCAAGTGCGCAACGTCCTCGAGCAGGACGCGCCACGTTGTCGGCGTGAAGACGATGTCATCATTGCAGATCAGAATTTCATCGTGCCGCTTGAAGGCTTCGCGCGCAGCGAAGTTGTATGCGGCGCCGAAGTTCGTGCCGATCTTGTGATGCACATACCGATCGACCTCACGCGGAACGTATACGTTTAGCGACGCGGTCATCACTTGAAGGCACGCAGCGTTGACCGTGCAAACGATGATTGCGGGCGTGCTCATGGCTTCTTCGCTGCGAGGATTTCCTTGATGTTCTCCGCGTCGATGAGCGTCACTCCGCTCGCAATGACGAGTTTGTCCCAGTCGTGCGGCGGCACCATGCCGTCTTCGATGTGCACCGAGATCATCGCACGCTCCACCGCCCGCGGTTGCCCCACGTCGTGCAGGAACTGCTTGGCCATCGCCATCGTCTCCTTGTCGTCGGGTCGCACGAGAAACAAGTGCTCGACGGTTTCCGGCTGCGATGCCGTTGCAAGCCACGCCTCGCGAAACGAGACGGAGCGCGTCGAGTCACCGAGGGTTTTCTGCGTCAGCCGGATGAGCGGCGGAGTATGCTTGTGAAACGCGCGCTGCATCTCATCTGCGAGTTCTAGTCTATCCGCGAGCCGATACGCCCGCGCCGCGAGATCGTCGCCCGCCCACCGATACCACTTCGCTTCATGCGTCCACGGTCGGTCTTTCTCCGTTGGTTCCGGCAGCGTCAACATCCGCGCGGCCCAGAAGCTCGCGCGCTTCCCGTCGTTGCGCTCGAAGGCGAGCATAATCATCGAGGCGATTGCCTCGCGGCACCACGGGAAAACGCCGTGCGCACCTAAAGCAAATTGCAGCGCCTCGCGCCGTGACGCGACGAGCCGCGCGAGGTTTAGCTGCACCTCGTAGCGAAACGAGTCGTCGAGGTTAGGGAAGGAAAGCGCGATGCGCCCGAACTGTTCGGCGGCGGTTTTGTTGCCGGAGCAATAGTGCTCTTGATGGATGTAAAAGTACTGGGTCGCCGACTCAGCCACGCTCCGCCCGAGGATTGCGAGGTTCCTCTTCCGGTTGCCCTGCTTGATCGCGACCGGCTGATGCCGCCAGACAGGAACCGTCCACTCGTTGTGCAGGTCATTCGGGAGCAACAGCAGGTTTTCGTGCACGTCGTGATGCCAGACGCGCCCCGAGGCGAACGCCGTGCGCCGAATGATTCGCTCACGTTGGAGCTTCTTGCCCGTGCCCCGCACGTCGTAAGGGCATCGGAGCATAAGCACGTCCTCGGTAAGCTCCTTGAGCCTTTCCCGCAGGTCCGCCGCATCGGTCAGCACGTCGTCGCAGTCCGCCCATAGGAGCCAATCGCCGGTGCCTTGGGCGAAGGCTTGGTTCCGCGCCCTCGCAAACGAATCGACGTGCCGCCACGCCTGCGCAGTGACCCCGTTGCGGTAGTCGGAGAAGACAATCGGGACCGCGTTGCGCTCGCACCAGTCCCGCGCGAGCTGTTCGGTGTCGTCCGGTTCCTGCGAGCCGATGGCCCGCACCAGTGAGAGTTCGTCGATAATGCCGACGAACGAATCGAGCATGGTCTTGATATGCGCGGTCTCGTTACCGGCAATCACGCAGAGGGATATCGTCATGTTGTGTGTTGCCTCCGGTGTGGCGAATCGCGCCGCAGCGTCAAAACAAAAAGCCCCACGCGGTGAGGCGTGGGGCTGTGACGAAACCTAGTTTTGGTTAGCTGTATTGAGTCGTGACAAGCTGACCCGCGTTCGCATTCACGATTTTCTCGGCGGTGTATTGAGACGCCCGCACGATGTTCGACTTAATCGCCTCTTCGCGGTAGGTCGAGACGCCGATAGCCGGTCCGTACTCTGACCAATTTAGCGTAAAACCTGCGCCACCACCGAAGAACCCAGCAGACGCTTGCGTGACCGATCCGACCCAGATCAGAGCGTTAGACCAGACATTCGCGGAGCTAAAGGCGACGCCCTCAGGCGCGCTGTCGTAGCTGGCGCGACCGATCAGCACTTGGCTTACGCCGAACACCTCAGCCGCCGCCGCTTGCGAAGCGCTCAGGATCGTGTCGGACGAAATTCCAGTGCCCCGCAGGCGGTTCTGGAACTTAGTGGAAGCGCGGATCCGAGTCCACACGCTCGCCGACATCACGACAGACAGATTCGTCGTGCTCTCGCCCTTTGCCAGCAAGCGGTCGATGGCGTCCTGCACATCGGCGCCCGCATCGAACGTGGCGATATTCGCCGTCGTGTATGCCGCGGCGCTGTTCGTCGCGGTAAACACGGTATTGTCGAAGATTTTCGCGGCAACGCGCAGCTCGTGCGCGAGCAAGAGCTTTCGTTTGGCGAGCTTGGCGGCGATGACTTCGGCGTCGAAGAAGCGGGCGACGTCGAGCGTGACGGTATCGTCCACAGCCTCCTCGTATCCATATTCCAACGCCGTGTAGGTGTCTTGGTTGAACGCACGCGTGCCGCGAGCGTAGGCGCTGTAAGCGGCGCGATTCTTGACGTCACTCTTGAGGAGCTGGCCCTCTTTGAGAACAAAGGATGGGTATTGGCCGGCGCGCACGGGCACGTCGAGGATTGGCATCGCTTGAACGCCGATGAGTCCGGCTTCATAGTCTTTGGCCTGCTCGACTACGCCGGCGATGTCGCCGCGAAAAATGGCTGCTGAATTTGTGTACATGGTAAGATTTTTTAGGGTTTAGATGTTCTTGACGATCAGCTCGATGATCGCGCTTGCGTCAGTTGCGGTAGTCAGCGACTTGCCCACGGTCACGGTGCCAGTGATGGCCACTGTACCGTTGGCAGTTGAGAAAACCGTGTCACCCACGGTGACCGGCCCAGCGAGCAGAGTGGCCTTGATGGTGGTGCCGCCGAGGAACTGGACGCTGATTTGATCGCCCGATGCGGCGTCGATCAAAGCGACGCCGTCAGGGAGCGAAGCGGTGGCGGCAAGACCGACGCCGCGATTGCTGGAAATGGACACGAGGCGAAACGCGGTGATAGCCGAGTTTGCGATGAACGTGCCCGCATTTTGGAATGAAGTAGCCATGTTAGTATTTTTAGAGTTTGACGATTTCGCCGCTCTGTACACGCGCACGGTAGGCGGCGTAGAGGTCGGCATGATTCTTGACCGCGAAGGAGATCGCCGAGGATTTGTCGCCCTTCAGCTCGGTTGCTTTGGCTGCGACGACGTCCTCGAATTTCTGCGCTTGCGCGACTGGTTTGGGAGCTTCCGCCGAGGCGATCGGAGCGGCTGGCGCACCGAAAGACTTGGCAAATTCTTTGACCGCGGCGAGAGCCGCAGCATTGGCCGCGAGTTGCACGACCTCAGTCTTTGCGCTCATGGCGGTTGCATCCGCCGCGTCAACGGCTGCATCGGAAGCGAGAGCGGCTTCGATTTTGTCGAGACGAGCGATCAACGGCATAATAGCCGCCTGAATGTCGTCCGCGTATGTTTTAACTGGTTCTGGAGTCATAGCGTATTCACTTTTTTGAGATGCCTTCGGGTCGTTCTTTCCGAGCGCAAGCGCGAGCTTGCGCGAAAAGAATCCGTCAGGGTTGGCAGCGGGTTCAGAAACGAGATCCACGGAGTAGATTTCACTGCACCGCTGCAAAGTCGTGAGCTTGTCCGCGCTTTTTTCGGCCGGACCCGAGAACGCAATCGAGAGCCCGAACGTGTCGGGAATCCGCTCGGCAATCTCCAAAATGTAGGCGCGATGCACCGACGATTCGAGCAGATGCAAATCCCCGAGCAGCTTCTCGCCCTCGATTCGCAGCGTGTCGATGTAACCAACGATGTCGCCCGCGCCGCCGCTGTGGTCGAGCTTCACCTTGAGACCGCCAGCGTATTGCTCCGCGGCCTTCTTGACCTGTTGCAGAGTCTTTTCGTCGATCATTACGCCATGACCTAGAGCTGGGCCCTTGGTGATCAGCGAGACGCCGCGAATGATGCCGGTCTTCGCGTCAATGACGCCTGCGGAGGCTGCGAATGTGATGACGTGTTCCATCGCCAGAGCGATGGACGTCAAATTCAGTCTTTGCCGCGCGCTTCTCGGCGCCAGCGCCAGATGAGAAATGCAATCCCAAGGATCGACCCGATCAACGCTGCGACCTCGTTGATTTGACTCAGCGATACCATCGCAATGGTCGGCGTTGCTGCTGTGAGAACGTCTTTCGGGAGTGAGTTATTCATTTGGTTTTGCGTGCCATGCGATCCCCGAACCACCAGCCGACGCAGTTGAAAGCTGCGAAATTGATCTGTTCGACCATCGGTGCGCGGTCGAGTCCGGCCGAGCGGAAATAAACCGCGGTTGCGATCCCGACTAGAATCAGAGTGATAAACGGCCGGAACAGGGTGATGACATTTGCGCACCACGGCGAGACGTTGGCCGGCACAGCCGCGGCCTGCTGACTCGCGGTGAACGCGGCCCACGCTGCGGCATCGGCTGCGATGCCAGCCAGCACCTTTGCTTCCTCGAGCTTTCTTGCGTGGTCACGTCCAGCCTTGAACTCCTCGAAAAAGCCATTGCCGATTCTCAGCAGCACGCCGAGAGCACCGCCACCGAGCGCATTTGATACGAGATCTAAGACGTTCATCGCGTATTCATTTTCACCATACAATCACCTTCGAGA